AGGAGCAAAACCAGCACCAGAGAATCCTGGGATGTGGTCTTCTAGAGCTTTAACTAACTCAAGAGTTCCAGTTTCAGTAAAGGTAACGATGTCACCAGTTCCGTTATCATTGGTTGAAATTGTTGCGTTAGCAACAGCTGCAGCAGCCAAAGTTACTGAACCAGCAGTACCGTTTGGTTGGATTGAACCACTTGAGTATGCATTTACTTTAAAGATAGGATATCCATCGATACGAGAAAGACCTACGAAAGTAAGAGCATAATGTGCAGTACCAGCAGAGGTACACAAGAAGTATGCAGTGTTTGCAGTCCAAGCAGTAGCATTAGTTAAAGAGCTACCGAAAGTTGCAGTTGTGGTGTTTACTTTAACCATCAAAGGTGGTTCAGTAGAATCTAGTCTACCACCAGCATAGATAAAGTCTAAGTAAGTCAAGATTCCAAGAGGACCAGACATTGGTACTACAGGAACAAGGTCAAGACCTACGGTTTGAGCAGCTACTTGCATAGCTAGAGGAAGGAGACTGAAAGGTCTGTCACCAGATCCGGTTGCTTGAGCATTGAATCCAGTAGTAGTGGTTGGGTCACCTGGGAAGGTAACTGCACCCATACCCAAAACGTTAGCGTTAGGATTCAAGTGTACTTGGTTGTACACGTTCTCATTCAACTGGTGGTAGTGACAGTATTTAGACATCCAGTTCAATTTACCTTTGTCTGAAATACCAGTAGCTTCCTCAATTACAGGAGCCCAAGTTCTTACAACTTCAGCTTCATTAATTAATTGATTCATTTTTGATTGAGTTTTTTTGTTTTTTGTTTATTTCACGTTTGGTCCCAACACCTTTTGCTTCTTGATATTTGAGTTACGTGATTGATTTTTATCTATATCTTTACAGTCTATCAAATCTTGCTTTAATTGCATTTTTGATATAGTTAAGCTTCTCGTTAACTGCTAATGTAGCATCTTCAGGTGCAATAGGAGCAACTGCTGATTCATTAACAGGAGCATTAACTTTAACAGTTCTTAGATCTCTTGTCTGCCAGAAATTATCGATTTGATATTGAGTATTCAAAGGATAAAATTTAGACTGAGCCAAAATACTGTTTTGCTGAGACTCGTTTAGAGATTCCCATTTTGCTTTGTATTTTTCTGGCATATTAACAACTACGTCTAGAGAAGTTGGCTTTTGGATAAAGCATGATTCCCAGATTCTATTTGCATCTGCAACAGAAAAATATTTATTAGTTTCAAAAGCACCTCTAATTTCAGTTTGCTTACTTTCATTAAGAGAAGAAAATTCATTTCTCTTAGAAGCATCTAAAAATCTAAAGAAGTGATCTTCTTCTTTTTGTGCTACTGCTGATTCTAGAAGAGCATTAAGCTTCTTAGAAATTTGATCTTGATAAGATACAGTAGTATCGTTCTCTTCAACTTTAACCTCTGGAGCTTCTACAGATTCTTCAACTTTAACAGCTGGAGCTTCTTCAGCTGCAGGTTTGTTTTCTTGAATTCTGTTAACGCTTTCAGCGATGTAGTCTGCATATTTACCGATTTTCTCAATATTCTCCTTTAAATAATCAGAGTATTTAATAGAGCTTTCAAGATTTTCTGCTAAATAATTTTGATACTGAATACTGTTATCTACATTTTCAGCAACATATTCAGTATAGTCAATACCCTTTTGAATATTTTCTGCTAAATAGTTTTGATATTTGATAGACTCTTCGAGCTTATTAGCAACATATTCAGAGTAGCCAATCCCGTTTTGTAAACTTTCTGCTAAATAATTAGCATAGTCTTTCAATTTATTTACGCTTTCAACGATATAATCGCTGTGGGAAATACTCTTATCTAAGTTTTCTCCTAAGTAATTAGAATAATCGTGAACTTGATTAAGTTTCTCAGCAATATGCTCAGTATATTTAACCAGCTTTTCAAAGGTTTCGAAGTCGATGGACTCCTTTGAAGCCTCTTCTTTAATTTGCGTGATTTCGGTTTTCAGATATTCTGAGTACTTATCGAAATCTTCAACTTTAACATAATTCATAGTTGGTTGAGTATTTTCTTCTGTATTTTCTTTTATTGGTTCTTTGATTTCAGGTTTTGACTCTTGAACAATTTCTTCAGGTTTAACTTCTACTTTAGTTTCTTCTGAATTGAGATCTTCAAATTCATAAATCAATAGATCATCACTGTCGTCAAAACCGAGAGACTCGTTTACTCTGTGTAATTCAGCAGCTTCAAATCCTGGATCGGCTACTAGATCATAAGTAAATAGTTTCTGAATTTTTACTTTTCCATTTTCATCAACGCGCCCAGAGGCTCTAGATGAAATATTAAGAGGAACTCCAGCCTCTACAAAAGCTTTGGCTTGTTTTCCTGCATCTGTATCAAGAAGTCTAATTCTTCCCATTACTTGCTTGGTCGATGGATCATACTCTAATTTTTCAATTACATGTGATACATTAGCAAGAGAAATATCGAAAGACTTTGGGTGATCTAATTCACCTAAAAGTTTTTTGCTCTTGATTTTTTCTTGAAGGTCTTTAACATGAGGAAGAAATTCTTTCTCTTCGTAAATTCTGTTATTTTTATTACGAACTCCAATTTGTGTGAAAACACCTTCCAGAACAACCGAACCGTCATCGGCCGTTGTTTTAAGGGTTTCCCCGGATCTTTCTAAAATAAGAAGTTTTTTATGAGCCATGCTCTATAATTTTTTTTATATATCTTTGTTAATTCGAAAATTTTACAAACCTAGATCTATTTCTCCTCCTACATCAGCTGAATCTTCTTCACCTTCAGGTTCTTGTTTTTTGAAATTCTTTTTAGGTTCACCTGACACTATCTTTTCAGAGTCTTCTTTACTATATCCCTCTTTCTCTAGTGATTCAATATTTTTTTCTCTTTCATTAGCTCTAAGATCTTCTTGATTAAATCCACCATATCTCTTAATTAAATAGCTGAGAGAGAAGAAAGGAATTTCATTCATATCGGCATCTTGTTCAACTAAAGAACTCATCATTGAAGAAATAAAGTCTATTCTTTTTGAAGCAAGCTCCATTTCTTTTAATTCTTCAAATACGTTATCTTTGTTATATTCTACGCTAAGATTAGCCTTAAAATTAAAATCATCTTGTAATTCAGGATTATCTAAAACCATTTGTAGATACAAAGGCTTTACTATAATTTCCTGGAATATAGAACGAAGTCTATTAATAAATTTGGCGAATTTGATTTCATCTCTTTGCATTCCTTCGGCTGCCATTTCATAAGTAGCTGGACTATCTTTATCAAATCTACTAAAAGGAATCTTGGAAGCCATTTTTAATTTGTCAGCAAACCATTTAAGAGTTTCTACATCTGAAAGATCTGGGCCGTCGTTGGAAAGAGTATCAATTTCTGGGGATTCTCCATCTTTCGAAGGCAACCAATATTCTTTGTGAAACTGCATCATTGGCTTACCGTTAGTAGATAGTTCTCCTGATTCATAATCAAAATCTACCAATTCTCTGTAGTTATGCATCAACTGAGAAAGAGATTGTTTTGCTCTTGTTTTTGATTTACCCCCTACTGGAATTACAAATTTCATTTTGTAACTCGCATTGGTAACAGACCAGATAATTCTAGAATGTTCCATAATTCTTAACAGGTTGAAGGATCTAACTAATCTTTCAACGTAAGAAACCCTAGAAGGAGAGTTAGCTGAAGAATATGAAACATAAATCACTTGGGCATCCCAAAGAATTCTTTCCTTGGGGCCTCCTCCTTTATATTGTATCCAGATCTTCTTGCCGGTATCCTTGTCGACTGCAGGAAAAAGAGAAACTGGATCAAGCTCTTTAAAACCAATCACCTGATCTTGTTCGTCATTATAAACAATTTCAAAACAAAGATAGCCATCTACTAACCATTTTCTAAAATAGTTCCATGCAGAAAGACCATCCTGAAAACCAAAATATTCATAAATCTTATTAAAATTATCTTGAAGATCTTCTCGTAGAGATTTACTAGCAGGCCCTCTTAGTGTAGGATAGCAAAAATAGTTAGACTCATCATATACAATTGCTTCATCGGCAACCGTATCTAAGATCTCTTCAATTTCATCTTGTATTGCAAACTGACGTAATTCATCTCTTTTCTTTGGATAGCTTTTGTCAAAAAATGAGATGTTCTTCTTACTAGAAGTATCCGTCATTGAAAGAGCGGCAAATGCATAGTAAATATCATCTGCATCAGATCCAGATGGATTCATCGTGTAACCTAACTTGCTCTCGGTAAAACCGACAGCTCGAGAGTTTCTAATGACCATGTCGTCATACTTCATCCCAAGCTTACTCAAAGATTTGAGAGTATCACTTATAGGATTTCCTCTAGTAAGAGGTCCTTTTCTGTCCTGAAAGCCAGCCATCTTTTATTATGCTTTATTTTTTATATATTCAAAATAATTACGATACACTTGAGTAAGTGTCGCATTCCTAAAATCTTCATTGGGTTGATATGTAGTCATTTGATACCAGCTTTCATATGTAAACTCGTTGATATCAGTCATTCTACCTATTTTGTAATTTTTAACTCCATAACTAATACGGAGTCTTTTTTCCAGTGGTGCTAATTCTTCCCAAGTAATTCCAATCCCATTCTGCTTTTGTACATTATATGCACTAGAACTTCTTACTTCTCTTCTTAACCTATTCGCAAAGATTCTGAAATAAAAATCTAGTATAGCAGATTTCACATTCTCTGGAAAATAATTTAGATTAATTCCAGTTTCTACTGAACCGTCTCTAGCACCTGTTCTACCTAAGCTGATTATCAATGGTTTAATATCATATATTTGATTTCTATCAAGAGGATCATAATAGTCAAAGAAATAGAGCTTTCCGAGCTTTAATTCTTCTCCTGTCC